CTGGTTTCCTCTTGGCGTACAAAGGCCACTTCCACTTCCTTTAGTTCCTCTAGGTGATGGCAGCATAGTTCCGTGTAGAACTTTTGTGTGAACTGGAATCCGATTGATTGGATATCGCAAGGACCAACATACTTTTGTGCCATTACATGGTCCATGATTAGGTTTACAATATCGCCCTTATCCAGAATGATTTTAGGCATCGTTTCTTCCTTTCTCCTTATTGGTTTTTAACCAGCGGGCTATCAACTGCCTACACCAAGTTCCCGGTGCGGTCTCTCCGTCGTTTTTCGCGGCTGCCAGAATCTCCGACTTGAGTTCCTGAGAACAGGCGAAGTTTATATTTGAGGTTTTCTTTTTTGTCTTACGTCCCATGATTGCGTTTCCTATCCAGAGTATAAATGCGAAACCGAGCAGAAAAAAGGACCCCCAATTTTGAGGGTCCTTTAGGAGGCTAACGGTACTGTTGAAAATACTCATTTTGGTCTTTGGTTAAAGGGTCTAATACTTGAACTTGCTGGTAAAGAAGTTCACCGGCTTGCTCCTCTAGGTCTTCTTGGCAGAATGGACTTCTCCAACCATCGTAGGCGTGGGCCGTCAGGGTGATGGCATCAAGGATCTTCGCCCATTCTTTTCCGGGATTGTATTGGAGTGCCTCCATGAAAAGGTTTACCAAGTGACCCGGCTCTATACCGTCAACACTGATATATTCCAAGGCGACCAAACGCTCAAGGCAATCCCTGTTACCTAGCGTGGTATCATCATTGGAATCCTTTATGGATCGGATGTTGGCGTCTTTCCAAAGATTGGAAAACTGCTCCATGAAATTGGAGGAATATTCTATCATCTCCTGGACCCGTACCAGAAAACTTTTACCCTTGTGGCTTGTCCAAAGTTTATTGGCAAAGCTTGGTATAGCCATCCCATTGGAACAGGCATCACTCCAAACCATTAGGGAGTGGCTATAGCCTCCATTTCCATTGTCGCGATTTTTGGTTCTGATACCAGCACGGAATAACTGGTTGACCTTAGCCGACAACTCTATTTCATGCGGAGCGTTCAAGGTGATGTCCGCAGTGGTTAACACTGCGTCTCGATTGTATCGGATAACGGCCCTTGCATCTTTAGGACATGACTTGGCAAGTTGACGAAGGATTTCATCGGACCAATGTACTTGGTAGGACCGATTGCTTTCCTTGCTAACGATTCCAAAAAGGTCACGTTCCTCTCCACCCTCCTTTGTGAATTGATTTAGGTGGTAGTCTTGGTTTTCTTTTTTCCTGGATAGCATCCTGCATTCCTGCGGACCCTTGTATCCCGTGGTTTCCAATTGTCGTCGCCAGTAATTAAACTGCTCCCTTTTTTGCTGTAATCGTTTAGGAGAAAACTTTTTTAACTGCCTCCAGGCATTCGGAGAAATGTCGAACTCCGTATCCCCGTCCTCGTGGGCATCGATGAGAAGACCATTATGCCTAACGACCAAATTGGAAACTCGGTGTGCGGTAACCGTTCGGTCCTCGGCCTCTATAACTTTACTAAAGTCCTCAACTGCATCAACAAACAGCGGAGTGGTCTCCCACTTGTTTCTCCTGTTAGTCCCCCAACCTTTCGGCATTGGGGTATCTTTGAATGCTGGAGCATATCCAGCAATGATTGGTTTTTCTGGCATTTGGATCCCATGTTGGGCTGCGATTTCAAGTGCTCCTGATTTCATTTCTTCGGACATTGGTTTTTCCTTTTCTTTTCTTCCTGTTTTCGTTTCTCTAAAACGGCAGAATACCGCCGCTCGAAAGCGACGGTATCCTTGGATTTATTTCTGGGCTTTAGGCCCACTACTCGGAATCCTCGTACTGGAAAAACTTAAGGGCATTTTCCAATGCGGTATCCACTTCGTCCCAACTTTGGTCTTCTGGAATATAGGTTTCCAGATCCAGAAAAATGGACCGTGCCTTTTCCAAAAGCTTTCGGATCTTGTCCGCATTGTTAAACCTTCTGGTCATCGCTGCAACGGCACGTTTCCTTTCCACTTGCATGGAGTTCAATTTTTTCTTTGGTCTTTTCTTTTTGGTCGGGACCAGTTTTGGGTTTCCTTGAAACTCTGTTGGATCTTGTTCTACGGTTTCGCGGAGTTCAAGTACGGGGGTGGTGGTTGTCTTTTTTGTTTTTGTTTTTGCCATTTGTTTTCTCTCTTTCTTTTTTCTGTTAAGCGTCCGAGTTTTCTTCTGGGTTAATTCCCATCATATCCAATAATTCACCTAAAACATTTTTCGCGTTCGATACTGCCTCGTCTGGCATGCACTTTTCCAAGTCCGCTATTCGCTGTTTATTCCAGAGGACTTCTCTTTCACTTATCTCCAGTTGATGCCGTAGGAGTTCTGTGAGTCGTCCAACTGCCACTGCCGTTACCAAACCAATTCCCAAGCCAGCGGAGTTTCCGTTCGACCCCTCTTCCAACAAGCGTATTCTCTCTTCCATTTCCGAAAACCTCTTGGTTGCCAAGTCCTCAAAAGTTTCTCTTTCACAATTCTGGTCGTCTTGGTTTGTATCCAGTGCGTCCACTTTTCTTTTCAACTCATCCAACTCCTCTTGGAGTTTATTGGTTTTATTCTCCACGTTGGAAATGCACTCCTCAGTATCATCGTCCAGCATGGCGTCACCGATTACGGTTTTCACTTCGTGCCGCACGAAGGAAAACATTTTCGGAAAACATTCCTCCAGAACTTCGTGCATTGCTACCATTTCTTCCATTAACATTTCATCGCCCATTTTCGTTTCTCCTTCGTTTCTCATCTTTGCTGCAAATATTTTTTTTTCGTTTTCGTCCATCTCGTGCATTTTCGTTTCTCCTATTCGCATCCGAGAAGGCAGATGCGATGATCCAACTCATCGCTGACATTCCGGGTGACTGTACACTTTCGCAAATCCCTGAGGGCCTCTCGGAGTTTTTCGGTTTCCTTTTGCAGTATCCGGAACTCATTCGCGAGTTTGTTGTAATCCTCAACCAGCGTTCCCGCTCGCTGCCTTGAATCTGCCGGTGTGTTTCCTTGTTTTTTTCTTCGTTTTATCATCGTCTTTCCTCCTTGTTCTATTGTGAAACGTTGATTCCGTAGGCGGATTTAATTTTGTTTGAACACTCAAAGCAGTCGAGGTCATCACTTCCCCAATTGACATGTCCGGTCGTTTTCTCCTCAGCTTCGTCCGCGCAATCTGCACAAAGCGCACAGTCTGCCTCTGTTACATAAAACACCGGGTACCCGCCGACCATTGTAAATCGTCTTTTCTTTCCGTTCTCTAGTATCATCTCATTCGTCATCGTCTTTTCTCCTTTTCCAAATATTAAAAACTGAACTCTGGAAGTCCGTCAGGGTTGGTTACTTTTGAAAAATCGTTCTCGTCTTTTTTTATGTCCTCGTCTATGTCGAATTCGTCTTGGACCAAATCAATAATCTCGTCAAAGGAATCGTAGGTGGTGTTGTATAGCTCCACAATTCGGGCTGCCTTCGACGCTTGAACCACTCTCGCCAATTCAATTCCATCTTGACTTATTACAATCCACATTCCAGACCGATACTTGTCGCAGTAAGTGACTGCGTTCCGGTTTGAGGGGTAATGCGTAAAAAAGGAAAATGGAGCTTTTATACAATCGCTTTTTTTACAATTGTGATGGTCCTCTAGCGGCCTCATGGACAAAGTGTTTTTATTCACTTGAATCACTTTTCCAATGTAACCATAGCTTCCGTCGCTTGCCACGACCTTGTCTCCTACTTTGAAACCATAATGCTCGTTTGTTTTCTTTGCTCTTGTCATCGTCTTTTCTCCTTGTTCTATTGTGAAACGGTTACTGTGAATCCTGAATGGCTGCTCGGATCAATTCCAAAACGGCGTTGCGCTTGTGCTTTAAAAAAACTGGGTTCGTGGAATGCGTTGTGAAAATGTCCATAATCTCGTCTGCGGTTTCGGTGACGATCTCATCGACTGCGCAATCCAGATTTATTTTTTCTGTTTTCGTAGGGCTGCATGGCGGAAGGACCGACATGTCATTGCAGATTCCGGTGCGTTCTACTGTGGAACAGTCTTTTTTTGGAGGATTGCGTCTCATAAGATTTCCTCTATCGTCCGTGGCGGATAAGTTCCAATCTAATTTTGAAACTGATACGTGGCATCGTGCACAAGTTGAGGATTTCCATCTAAAACCAAGCACTGTTTTCTCATAAGCGCACTCGGGGCAGTAGATCTTGGTTCCTAGTCTTTTCGCTCTCGTTGTTTTTGTTACTTTTCCTTTGTACATTTTTTCGTCCTTTTTTTTTCGTGATTTCTGTTCTGTGGCTCTATATATGCATAATATGACAAAAAACAGCAAAAATACAGTCTTTTTTAACATAAAACAGCACTATTAGGGCAATAATATCAACAACTTATGAAATATTTCAAGGTTTTTGATGATTTTTATGAAAATAAGTGGTTTTAAGCGTTTACATGCGCAAAAAACTGGATTAAAAACTCGGATTGGTCCACAGTTGGAATATGCGTTCCAAATTGCCGAAAATTTCCTCGTACGCTCGTAAGTTGAGCAAGGACCGAGTCCGAGTTATTTCGGAGTTGGCTTCCGTTGCAATCCAGTGTTCGGATTTGCATCTTACGGAAATAGATATAAGGAGATTGAACCTTAGGAGAGTTACGCTTTCCAGAATCTACGAATATCTCACCGACCAATTAAAAGAGCAGCAAAACCAGAGGCTTATTGATTCCGTTGAGGCAGTGGAGAATCTATGGGGCCATGGCATGGAGGATGTTGCGGATAGGGAATCGTTTGCTACGGAATTCGATAATACTACGAGCCGAACGACTCATTAGGAGCGAGGACAAGTTCACGGACTTGGGCGTCCTTGTCAGAATCGTAAAACAGGACTTGGAAAACGGCGTAATTGTAAAGAAGGACAAGCCACCAGTAGTTTTATTAGAAGAACATGAATTCGGTGGTATGTTCGATAATCTGCAAAGGCGAATAGTGGGCCCAAGCAAGAACCCTTTGGTTTGGTATGTCACGGAACTCCAGTGGCCTTTGATTACACACCAGACGGAAGAATCCAGGATTTTAACTTTTGGGGCTGAGGGTGCGGGGAAGTCCCACATTATGAGTTGTTATATTGCCTTATCGGTTTTGAAGTTGATAGGAGTAAAAGGAAACGCTGGGTGTACTGCTCCAACTGGTGACAGATTGCGGACGTTCCTATCCGTTTTGAAATCCGTGATTCCTATTGATTCTCCGCATGTTAAAAGGCGTGGGTCGTGGGGAACATTCCATGGGTATGGAGGTCCTGGAGAAATTCGTTTTGTTACCGGACTGACTTTGCAGATGAGGCCAACACACCAGAGTTCCGCTGCTCTTGGTTCTCCGATACAAGGATCGTCATGGCTTTTTTGCGTTTCGGATGAGGTTCAGGATACAATTGAGGAACGTGGTGACCGGGATGGAGACATAGAGGCAAGGTTAAGGACTGCTCCAGGAGGAAAGTCTAAAAGATTATGCACGGCAACGGCAAAGGACTCATCGAGGTTCAGGGACTGGAAGTCCAAAAAGTTATTATCGCCAGATTGGACGATTGAAAGAATGCCGTACCAAGCAAATTGGAGCGTGTGGCCAGAACACTGGGAAACCATGCGCCGAAATTTGAGTGAAAGAGAGTTTAAACGGAGATGTTTGGCTTTGGATCTCCCTCCAGAAACAGCGGTTTACCACGCGTGGGATAGATCCCAAAACGTAAAGAATATTCCGCAATTGGGTGCCGTGGATGTGACCTCAAAAGTGCTTAGAGGTTATGGAAATTTCGGAATGCTAATAGGGCACGACCCAGGCACCGTACAGGACGTTTCCGTATGTCTTAAAGCATTTCAGTTTGGAAAGGAATCATTCTATCGCTGGTATGTAGTCGATGAACTTACAACTCAAGGAACCAGTGAGCGGCACGCCAGTTTATTGATTGAAAGAATGAGAACCAAATGGGAATTGGATTATTTCGGTGAACATGAACCTAAATCCTTAATTCGTTGCGACCCATACGGGGATAGTGGTAATAAAACAGATAGGAGCGTATACCTTACTTTCAAAATCGCGGGATTCGATATTAGATCCGCACAGTATGATAAAAAAGGGAGAGGTCGTGGCGTTATTCAAAAGGAAGCACGGATCGAAATGGTAAATCGTCTTCTATGCTCCGCCAAAGGTGTCCGTAGGCTTTTTGTATCTAACGACGACACCGGCGCACCATGCGCCAAAAAATTGGTACGGGCATTCGAGCATTCCGAGCGGGACGCCGCAGGAAGAGCGGAGAATGAAAAAAAAGGAAGCATGGATGACCTTTCTCATTGGCCGGCAGCCCTTGGGTATGCTCTTTGGCCAACGGAGAAGATCCACAAAGTTCTTGCGGAACATGTTAGGACACAAAACCAATGGATTTAAAAACCGCACTAGGTACACTGCCAAGCGGGAACGTTGTCGGATTATCAACGGACGAGATAACCACATTCCTTCGTGAGAAATATATTTTCAACGATGAGGAAAAGGGGAGACAGACCAGATCCGGAAACAGGCTCAGGCTTTACAAGGACAAAGGAAGAGAACTTGTAGAAAGCATGGTCGAGGCTCTTTTTAGGAATCTCAAGGTAAGGGAGCTACGGAAAGAGTTCGTGAAATATGCAATGTTCCAGAACGTTTCCAAAAGGATTATCCGAGAAATCTCGATGGTCTATAGTTCCGAAGCACTCCGGACCGTAAGCAATAAAAACGATTCTTACCAAGAGGTAATACGGGCAACCAAGCAGGACAGGAAATTCAGGAACGTCAATAGGTACGTAAACCTCTTAAACGAATGTTTGGTTTGGTTTGACATAAGAGAAGACGAACCAATAATCCGTGTGATAACTCCAGACAAGTTTTTCGCGGTTTCTCACCCGAACGATCCAACTCACCATGTGGCAAGTATCATTTCCCTGGAAACAAATGGGATTGAGGTAAATGAATCCTCTCCTCGATGGTTAGTCATAAGCGATACGGAATTCTTCAAGCTGGACAGTTCTGGCAGAATGGTGAGCGGAAGCTACTTAAAACACAACCTGGGCATAATGCCAGCGGTCCTAGTTCACCGTGAGGAACCAGAAGATATATTATTGGATTCGGATTCTGGGGAGGATTTGATTAGTGCCCATTTGGCAGTGGCGCTATTGAATACCTTGATGCTTAAGCAAAGCAAGTCGGCGGAAAAGGTTGTTGCTGCTTCTGGTGACCTAAGCACAACCCCGACCAATCAACCCTTGGACCAAGAGGTGGTCCAATCTTTTGGAGAAGGAATTTCCTTACAGACATTGGACTTGGGAGCAGATCCGGAAGGATATATCCGTGCGGCGCGTTCCGTAATCAAGCAAGTGGCGGCCAACTATGGAATTCCTGAATCTGTTTTCGATTTGACCTATGCGGCGTCAAGTGGTTTTGAAATCGAGTTGAAGCGGTCACAACTTATGGAAGTAAGGCAGGACCAAATCCTTGATTACAGGCCAGTAGAAAGGGAATTTGCGGAAATCCAATCAAGGGTTTTAACTGCCGCAGGTCACAAGTTGAAATTTAAGACATCTGGTTGGATGGTGAACTTTGGAGAGGTCCAGCCTCCGCGTGACCCGAGAGAAATGCTTACCTACTTTGAAAAAATGCGCCAGATGGGATTGATGAACACCGCGGACATGTATATCCGTTTGAATCCCGAGGCAACCTTTGAACAGGCGGAGCAGGCATTGCTTGCCAATGCAAGAGTTGAATCCAGTCGGGTCCAACTTCTCCGCGCCCTTAATACTTCCCCTTCCTCTACGGTTGATGATCCAGGCCAGGATCCTGAAGACAACGGAGGATTGAGGTTGGTCGATGAACAATGATTCGGCATTATCCGAAAACGCTATGCGGAGCGATAACCGTAAAGGAGACATCCTAATGGAAGAACAAGAACCGGACATGGAAAACATCGATAGCACAGCGGACACCGCGCCGGAAGTGGAAGAAAAATCCACAGCGGAGAGGACGTTTACTCAAAACGAAGTGAATGCCTTACTAGCTAAGGAGTCTTCCCGTCTAAAACGAAAACTAAGAAAGCAAAACAATGCGACTCCGCAGGAGGAAGCTCCATCGGAGGAAAGCAGTGCCACGGTTCAAGCCCTAGAAAAGATTTTGGGCAGATTGGAACGTTTGGAAACGGATAGTGCAGAAAAGAGCCGAGAGGTCGCCTTTGAGACTGTTGTAGGAGGTCGGGAGATGGATGAGGATGTTAGGAATTTATTGCAAAGGACTTTCGATCCAGAACATCCAGAACTGACCACGGCAATGCTCGAAAAGTTGGCCCCTATCACGACTAACCCAACTGGTTATCAGTCGCCGGGCGCGCCTTCCCAGTCCAGAGAAACCGATCATGGTCCAAATCCATTAACGTGGACGCAGGATGACATTGAAATTCTGGTGCGAGAAGGGAGATTCCTAGAAAGCATCGAAAAATGGCGCGAAACACTTCCGGGTGGAGGATCCAACCTGCTTAGTCGTAAAATGAAAAGGAAATAAGGATATGGCAGTTACAACCACGACAACCCTAACCGAATTAGTTGGAAGCGAATTTATAAATCGGGCCGTGCTCGAATACGCTTTGGACTTTATCGTTATCGCTCCATTTTTGAATCTTCTGGATTTACGCGGTAAGTCTACCAGCGTTGGAAGTTTCCCACGATGGAATAGTCCTCCAGATGCCCACACCGACTTGGGAACAAGTGCAGCTGCGGGTGGTTCTGCGGAAACCACAGACCTTACTTCGACCGCATTGCAAAGTACACAGGTAAGCATCACCGCTGCGGAAGTTGGTATCCGTCGCGATGTTAGCGATATTTCCGTAGAGGATAACGTCCTTGGTAGCAGCGTCTTTGATTTTATCGTAAAGGATGCTGGCAATGCGCTCGCGGTTTCCTTGGACGATGATGTTTCTGGCTTGCATGGTTCCTTGTCTAACACCACCGGAACCACAACTGAGGATCTGGACCTTGCACAAATGGTTGAGAGTATGGCAAAACTCCGTAACCAAAAAATGCGAGGCCAAGCGGTTTTCGTTCTTGGATTACAACAGGCTCAGGACCTACAAGCGGCACAAGCTGCTTCCAGTGCCACGACCATTGGTAGCTTCATGACCATCGAGGCTAACAATAGTAATTTCTTGGGATCATTCATGGGCGCTCCTGTTTGGTGTTCCTCTACTACGGACTTTATGAACAGTAGCGCGGATGAAGCGGGATGCCTGATTATTCGCGGGGACACCAATCCAACGTCTGCCGCTTATGGGATGGTTATGTCCCGTGACGTTCGCGTGGAAACGGACCGCGATATCCATAACCGAACCACCTTGGTGGTCGCCACTGCTCGATGGGGTGTTGGTGAAATCAACGACGATGCTGGGGTTTGCGTATTCTCTGGCAAGAACTAATTAACCCATAGGAGTGGGGGGAGTCATCCCCCCCACTTTATGAAAGGACCACTATGAACTTCGGAAAGCCACAACCTATTTGGAACGTCTTAAACGCCTGTCCCGTTGAAAAATACATGAACGATGATGGCGTTATGGTCGAGGACCGAGTTCCACAAAATAAGAACAGGAAGCTAATGCTTAATCTGGTCGGAAGCACTACCTGGCTAGTCCTTAGCACACATCCGACCATTCTGAGACAGAACCCTTATGGCGTGCAAATCCTCGCGGAGAAAATGGCAAAAGGGTTCTTACCAATGGATGAATGCCCAACAATGCGCGGGTATATAAAATCCTATCAAGCCAAACCAAGCAAAGAGTGCCAAGGGATTGACGGTCGTGGGAAACTAGATCCAAAAAAACCATGCCCCTGCCTTCTACGTGTCCAAAAGAAACGTAAAGCGGCAGCACTAAAGGAATCGGAAAGATTCAAAAAATCAATGATGTCCGATGAACAGGTAATGCGGGATTACATGAAATTGAAAATTTCTCAGGAAGCCCAAGCGGTTGGCGATGTCAAAGAATCTTGAAATAAAGGAATCACTACTCGAAGGTGCCGCTGAATCTCAGCGACAAAACGGGTTGATGCCTACGGTACAGGAAAACGAGGAAATCATCGTTAACGTACTGGAGAAGGTAGACAAGGAACCGTCTAGGCCAAAACCATCAAAGCCAGAGCAGGGACCCGCAGATAAGATTGGAGAATGGGAACACACCAAGACACCAATCATCGACGAACCGGGGCCTAAGCCGCGGCCATTAACCATGCTGGAAAAAAAGTTGATAATCGAGCGGAAACTTCTTGGCAAGCGAGTTGTCCAGCTACGGAGTAAACCTGAATGGAAAAAAAAGGTTGAATCGATAGTGGCTTTGATGATGGTGGCAGGAACACCAGAGCAGCACCAATTTGCACGGAATAAATTGGAACAGCTTATAGAAAAGAGCAATCAAACGTTCGGCGATTGGCGAAAGATGCCGGTACAAAAACTCTACTTCGACGGAGTTAAAAAATGAATCCATCGCTGGAAATCTTTTATAACGTAACGGGGCAAAGTATTTACTTGGATGCAACCGAAGGGCGGCCAAGTTCAATTACTAGCGTTTCGGTTTTTGAAGATACTACTGGCGACGATGGTACTGTGGAGAGTGCAACGACCGGTTCCGCAAGTGTGGAAACAAATCCAAACACGACCGTCGATGCGGCTTCTGGTGCAGGGCAGGATGATCCTAGAAAACTTTCACTTACGGCGACGACTGGGATCGAGGTTGGCAGGACCTATCTCTTGACAGGAAGTAGCAGTGAAAAGGAATGGGTTGAAGTAAGGGAAGTCGTTTCTGGGGACTATGTTGTTATTCGTAGTCCGTTGCATAACGCATACGTGAGCACGGACACCCTACAGTCAACCAGGATGACCCTCAGCGTCGATTCTACATGGGTTGCAGATAAGACAAACATCTCAGACGACCTTAGTCCGAATGCGGGCTATAGGGTTCGTTGGGTGTATGTGGTTAATAGCGAAACCTTTGTAAAGGACTCCTACTTTGATTTGGTTAGATATAAAGGAACCCACTCGGTGACCCCTGCCGACATGGAAAGGTTCCTACCATCGTGGAGAAATATTCTCCCCACCTATCACCGAGAGGACAATGGTAGGGCGTTAATCGATGAGGCATACCAACAAATAAAATTCGACTTGTATTCCCATTCCCGCGCCGATGAAATGATACGAGACAGGGAAGCGGTAAATGAATTGGTAAAGAATAAGGCGCGTGAGCTTATCCTTTTCCAAAGGTTTTTTGAAAGTGGTACAGGTCCAGAGATAGCCGACGAGGCGCGGACTCAGTACCACACTAGGTTGGACGCCCTTGTTGTTCGCACCAGTAAGATACCATTTGCAGTTGATTCTGAAGGGGCAGGATCAATAATAACTCCCACCTCTATTTGGAGCAGATAACAATGGGTCAAAAAATAATTACATTACTAACTTCCGCAACGGCAACGAATAGCGCACCTTCTGGTAGTTCAGCGGGTGTATCAACGAACGGTTTAAAGACTGGCGGGAACATCCCCGACACTTGCTCAGTGTTCGTTAAAAGCACAGCGGGATCGGGGACAATGACCGTGACTATTAAGCTGTTCGGTTATGTTTTGGATGCACCGATTTCCGGATCTTGGTTTGTCTTGGGGACGGGTGCCGTTGCTACGCGCGGAATTCTGAATGAAGGCGCGGCGATCGACGAAGTGGTACCAAATGGTCTTCGGCATGTTGAACCACTGTCCTATTGTGGAACGTTCGATAGGCTTTATGCGGAGATCACGGCGATAGGTGGGTCGGCGACCGCTGTCTCTGTTTTCGTTGTTGCCGAAGATATTATCGATTAGGTGGACCGAATAGTATTTCCGCATGGGTTACTTAAACCGAAATACTTTTTTGAAAACCAGCGCGACGGGGTATTGGCGTTCGTATGTCGCGGCGTCTTTTTTTTATCGTGCCGCAGTTGCGGCGTCTGCTTACGATTGGACTGCGAGCCTGTTTGACGAGAACAACATTGACGCGGATGCGGGGACGGGCGACGAGTGGGATCAAGCGGCACCCAAAAAACGATCGGTGTTTTATAAACCTCACGGGAATGCGTTTCTTTTCTGGGTTGATTTCTCGGGCACACCGGCATTAAAAATGGTGTTCGGGTGGCACAATTACGACGCTGCTGACGATTTCAATCAGGTTGATGTTGGTGTGTACCTTGGTAACTCGAATGTGGTTTGCACAACTGCAACGGGGATTGAATTTTCAGGAGGCAATCTGGTCGATGGCGACCATGCGCTACAATACCAAATGCGGCATGATGCGAAGAGTGATCTCTACTATTCAATCACGGCCGTGATGAGTTGTACCAGTAATGTTATCACTGTTTATCTGACGTGGACGCAGGACGCATCTAGCTACCAGTCGTATACGTCCGTAGGGGATACAAAGGTCAGCGGTAACAAAAAAATACAATTTACTTGGGGCACCGACAACACTTGGACAGTCCAGACCGACGCGTACAATATTTTCAATTCGGCGTTCGATGCAGATTGCGCGATAGCGAGCACGGGCGGCACTCTGCACAACCTCATTGATGATGTTACTATCGACGGTGATGCGAGCGATAAGCGTGTATGGGAAGTGGTGGTTTCATAATGGCACATGAAGATTACAAGGCTTTGCTTAGTGAAACAATGTGTAAGGGTCCAAAAGCATATCCCGGCTTCACTGATAAGAACGGAGCCCAGATAGCGCAGGAGTGCTACCAGGTAGCAGGCAGGCAAGATGCTGCGGTTGCGGTGTTGGCAGTGAATCCAGGCGATACCCCTCAAAGCTATATCCAGAGGATGAGCCTGAACTGGGACGCGTTGCCATACACCGGCAACTTCACCCTGCAAGATAGCGACTGGCTTGTCTTCGCATGGAGCGAGGACGGCACCGAAGGAATGAATACCCACCCCATTTTTAGCGCGCAGGGAAACGTTACAACTGGGTACTTAATCCAAGCATCGGGCGACTATCCGGTCGCATGGCTTAGCCACGAGCCGAGTATCAAAAGCGACGTGTACCCGTTGGAAAAATGTTTAGGAATGCGGTATTTTTCAGAGAATAAGCGCGGAAAAATCGCCGTCGTTTTTCGATTAAAGGGTGTTTCATAATGGCGACGACTACCTTTGAAGCTATTAGAACGGCTCAGATGTCGTTGGTCGAAGGGTTAACTCCTACGGCATTAGCTAGTGCCAAGTTCTTAAGACACCGAGAGGAGCAGGACTTTAGAGATTGGTGCATCGAAAACCCACAAGCTGCTTTCCGAAGATTTTCAATCGTTGACCAGTTCGACTATGAGATTCCAATGGTAAGTAATACGGATTTGGAATTCGTTGAAGGAAGAGAAGAGGTAACCGTATGCTACCCGGAGGATTTTAGGTATGGTGGAGATAATTATTCAGATTTAAGGGACTTGGTTAGGAATGACCAATATTTAATAGATAACAAGTTAGGACATAGAGGAACTGGAAACTATACCGACTCACATGCCGTTTTGGAAGCCGCATCCATTGAGGATTCGGAAGGTGTAGTGTTCCTTTCATTGGTTTACGTTTTCAGGTTTTATAGGAGTGTATAATGGGTAATCCATCAAATTTAGGAGCAATGCGGTTCGCGGATGAGGCAACCTTTGGAGAGGTGTCAACGACCTTCGATGAAAGATTGGAAATTATCGCTCCAATCGATGCAGGAGGATTGACGCAGACAATGGAAATGGTTGATCCGACCGTTCAGTTTCAAAACGATGCGGCTTTGCCAATGCGCGGGGTTCAAGGTGGATCGTTTACGGTTTCCCTCTATCTATGCGGGCATGGGTCGGCAACCACTGGCGCCATTTCAGCGACTGCCGAGGAGAATTTCATTTCAAGGTGCATCGGTAATCTTGACGTAACCAATGATGGCGGAACAGTCGCTGCGACGACAAATGCCAACCAGTTCACGGAAACGGACGCAACCCTTTCGGCGGGCGGCTTGACGCGAGTTGGAACGCTCGGCGATGGACGCGGGAACGGTCAATACATTGCCGTGAAAAATGCGTCCACTATGCTAATGCACACGGCACTGGATGGATCTCCGGATGCTGGCGACGTTCTTTACGCTCCCGCCATGATTTACCCAAGCGAGGCAGGGACCTCGTCATCCATAACATCGCAGAGGATTGAGATAATAACCGCCAACCAGTCCTATCACTGCTTTGGGTGCTATCCTACTGCCATAAGCATAACTGGACTCAGCCCAGGAGAAATCCCAAAAATCGACATTACTATGGGTGTTTCGAGGTGGAACAGTTACAACACAACATTCCCAACCGCTACATCGGTTAACTCCTTCGTGCCGTCACCTGTAGCCGCAGGATCGTTTTTCTTTGGCACGTTTGGAGCGGACACTCGCACAACCTACAGCATCCGTGATTTCTCTTTGAACATCGATATGGCAGTTACGGAAATTCGAGGACCTGGAGCGACCAACGCGCACCAAGTAATCGTTGGAGCAAAAAGAACAAAGTGCCAAGCCAGCTTTGATTTCACAATTGATTCGGAGGCGGCCAACACTACAACTTTCGAGAGTTTATGGAATACCGCGGAAGGTTCACAAACCTTTAAACATTGTTTGTATACCTGTTCCGCTGGAAGGGATGGTGCGACCGTTGGCTTTTACTTCCCGAAAGTCCATTTAACTGGTCAACGACCAACGCAGATGGACATGGATGGAATAAATAGGCAATCCATTAGCTGCCGGGCCGTAACAAGTGCGGCGACCGCTACCGCACTGGAACGTGCTAACTTTATTTTAGGACTTGGGTAAATGTTAGAAGTTGGAACAGTCGCCACTCTGGTCAAGTCGTATGATGTCTTCTATTCCGAAGATCCTGCAATCGACACGGATGCCGAAGGGTATAATGACATTTGGCAGGACTACCTAAGTACCAACGACTGCTCCAAGATTCCAATGAAAGCAGGGAGGCAGCCTACCAGATGGAGGTTGCGCCATATTCGAGGCAAGGCGAAAAGGATGCTCCAGGATACGATAAGAAAAACCGCAGTTGATGGAATGATTTCACCGACTGCCGCGTATCTTGCGTGCCAGATGGGTCTTTTGGAAGTTGAAAACTTGGTGGACAAGGACGGAAGGGAATTTTCATTGGAAACCCAGTTCGACCGGGATTTAACTATGAAGGTTGTGCGGGAAGAGGTGATGCAGGTGTTGGATAACATCGACGAAGGGCAGTTGGTGAACCAATTAGGTATCCGGGTGATTATGAGTATGTCCTTAAGCCCTTTGTAGTCATGGGCCTTCGGATTCTTCCGCAGGTCCAGTATAAAAGGATGAAACTGAGAATGGATAAAAATCCACAATCCAGAAATTACCTAAACTGTTCAACGTGCGAGAAGGATCTTCCTGCGAATGTCCGCGCCCGTTGGAATTGTGGTTTTCTAACACCTAAAAAACGTGTTGGTCCTGGGTTTCCCTCTCCCGCCGGATGGGAAGCGGATAAGGATATATGTCCTGGATACATCATACAACTGCCCCAGGTTATCGAAGTGGCAAGGGCAAGGGTTCACTGGAATAAGGGTTTACTAAGGGAGAGATACGAAGGCGAGGAACTAACGGGCGTTCTCTTGGATGGATTGGAGTTGCTGGAAGGCTACGTTCAGGATTTGGAAATACAAATATCCAACGAAGGGAATAAGTAATGGGAATCCTAGGCATAGGTAGCAACGTACTCACTACCTTCAGGTCTGACAGTAAACAGCAAAGGGCAGACGTTAAAAAACTCTCTGGCGTAGAAAAGAAACGCCATAACGCGTTGGTGATGGGAATCGAAAGAGAAAACGCCCGAATGGACAAGCAAATTGCCATGCTTGGAAAAATCGGGATTGCCGCAGCGGCTGTGGGTTCTGCTTATATGGCCCTTAAGGCATCTTACGAAAAATACGCGGAACGTCAACAAATGCTGGCAGCCGGTGCAGGCAGCAACCTCCAAGCTATGCGTGATGTTACGCAAGGATTGGTAAGCGATACTCAACTCCTATCAATGGAAGCCGCGTTATTGAACGGTGCCATTAGACCGACGAGTGCGGAGATTGTTCGGATTACCGGGTTCATGATGGCTCTAAGGAAAGAGGGCAACGACTTCAACGAAGTCCAGAAAAAAATGACTCAGGCTTTTGTGGAGTTAAATTCCAGAAAGCTGGTTAAGTTCGGTGTCCAAATTGACGCCGTGACTGGCGAAGTCGAATCATTTACTAAGATGCTGGCGATGGCCGACAAACATATCGCAATGATGGGTGGCGATATGACCATCGCCGGCGACACAATGAGGAAGGACCTGACCAGTTTAGAAACTGCAACCAGTGACCTTTCCATTGAACTAGGAAAACTTGCTTCGGATGTTCTGCCTCCGCTGATTAAACTTTTCACGGCATTGGCAGAGGCCATCAACTCCGTATCCGATGCCATAGGCAAAGTATGGGAAGCACCGGGATGGCTAGGCAAGGCAATGAGTCTTGGCGCTACGCCTGGTGCGGGAAGTACTACTGGAAAATTACACTCCGACTCAGCAATAGAGCAGGCACGATACAGGGCCGGTGCACACAGGGCGTTCTTTGGTGAGTGGTATGTAAAAGACGAGGAGACCGGAGGGTCTAAGGTTGATTGGCTTGCGATGACTCGCGAAAGTGAATGGAGCAGTAGAGAAGCAATCAACAAGGCATTTCAAGAATACTTAGATGAACACATGACAATGCGGCCCGGTCTCCCGGAGAGGGGACCACTCGAAGAAGTGATTGACAAGGGTAAGGGCAAGGGCAAGGGCAAGGGTAAGGGTAAAAGGACCAGAATGCCTTGGCTTCCAAAGCGCAAGGGCATGGTAGACGAAACGGCGTTTGACCCCAACACATGGAATAGACTCCTGGACCAGATGAATGCACAGTACCAACAGCAACGCGCCGATGAGGAAATGATTGGCATGCCTTGGCTTGAATTGCCGAAAGAGATTTTCGCTAAACAGGACATCGACCTTGAACCAGAGAGGAAAACCGCTGATGAATTGGTTGCGGAATACCAGGAGGCGCAAGACAAGATGGCAAAAGCCGCGATGCCTGGAGCTTTTGATTTGCAGACCCTTGCCATCGATAGATTAAAGGATGCCTTCGAGGGAATGACGGCCGCCTTTGGTTCTGCGGTTGGAGCGTGGATAGATGGAAGTCAATCCTTTGGGGCGGCGTTTGAACAGGCAGCGGCTCAGGCACTAAAGGCGATAGCGATACAGGAGTCCATCGAGGCAATGAGGCATGCGGCTTATGCCGTTGGTTACGCATTCACTCCTGGAATGCAGGGGTATGCTGCCGGACATGCAGTGGCTGCCGCAAAACATGGAGCGGTCGCAGTGGCTGCCGGTGTTGCTGCTAGGTTAGTTGGTGGGACTCCTTCCGCTGCTCCGAACACTGCGGCAGGAGCGGGCATGTTGAGGGGTGGGAGGGAATCCCGTTCTCAGACCATTATATTGGGAGCCGACTTTGAAACCGATTCGGCAAGGAGACGTTCTCATAGGATGGCTTCCATACTTAGACAAGCGGACACGGGTGGTTCTACAGTAGTGGAGTTTTCGTAATGGCAATAAGAAACGGAAAGCTGGAAAGATTGATTGAAATCCCTACTGGTGATTGGACTTTCCAGCTAAACGAGGGTGGCGGTGCCGTAACTGGGACGGTTGTCGCAGGTGCCAAGTATTTTCTGTCCTCAGGATACGGCGGAGGTAATGCGTTTTTAACAGACATGGACACCGTGCTGGATGGGCTTGGTGGCGATTACACCATATCATTTGGAGCAGGCGAAAACGGAACGGGGAAAGTTACTATCGCCCGCACGGATGGAGGGCCTGCAAACTTTGCTATAACGTGGGTGTCCACCGAACTACGTGACTTGTTAGGGTTTACACAAGGAAATCTAAGTGGCTCGGCATCATACACGGGGGACTCTCAGGCTAAATCCTTATGGTTGCCAGATGCCCCGATGAATAGTTTATTTGGTGCGGCGGATAAAGGGTTTTATGAAACGGACGCGTTGGCAACCGAATCCCCATCTGGGGCGGTTAAGGCATTCTTTGGAAACAAAAAGCAGGTTAACCAATTGTCATGGACCGGGATATCCCACGCGAAATGCAGGGCAAGCGCAGAGGACACCACCAATGAATCCTTTGAACAGTTTTGGCTTGACTCCATATTAGGAGAGCAGTCATGGGCGGCAGGACCATGCGGACCAATTCGGGTCTATTGGGATGCTGGCGACGATACAGCCTATGGAGATTATAAAGTGGTCGGTGAAGCGATGCGCGGGTTTAATCCGAGTATGGTGCAGGACGGGTGGCTTGGTCTCTGGCAAATTGAATTGGATCGAATGGTTGTTGTATAATGGGAACAACCTTAACATCGCTCCAGAATGATGATGGAATACGCGTATGCTTCGTGGTTGCCGTAGAGGGCTATAGCTACCTTTTAACGGATTACCACACGCCATCGGATCTTTTTACTTCCAGCACTGGATGGCACGGGACTGACTGGTCCAGTGCTCTCGGAGGGTTGTCTCTGGAAGGAGTTGTGTTTGAGCAGAAAATAACTCCTTGGGATAATAAGATAATCGGAAACGAAATTTCTTTTTCCGTGATGGATTACGACGGAGCGGACCAGTTTGGGATTGACGTTTTCAAGGTTGGAGGTGGGAACGAAAGCCCATTGGCTGCTTCCATGTCCATATCTCAAACCACAAGCATTAAGGTCAAGGACGTTACCAACTTTGCAAGTTCTGGAGCCGCATATATAGGGACGGAGCGGATAGACTATGCGAGCAAGGACGCAGGCACCAACGAATTAAAAACCCTCACTCGTGGGAAGTTCTCTCCGTTTAAAAGAGATTCAGGCGCGAATATAGGCAGGTCCCATAAACTGAATCTAAAAATGGGAACGGTACCGGCACCAACAAAGGTAACGGATGCCCCCCGCGTATGGATTGGAAAGTGGTGCGGGATTTGGATGCACCGAGTTATCGGCGGAGTTATCGATACAAAGGCAAACGCGGAACTTATTCACGCTGGAAAAATAAACGGGATACAGGATTCAACTAACGGAAACACGGTTGTTAGTGTTGGAAGTATACTTGATGTGGTTTCTGGTCAGACCATGTTGCACGACCAGTATGTCGGTAGAGTGAAAAAAGGAATCTATATCGGCACCGATTTTTGGCTTAGGTACGAAAGCCAGTTGACCGCACCGTCATCTGGTCCCAACAGTATTAAAAACCAATTGTTCAATGCCACCACTTCCGACTTAACAGAAGGTAACTGGTACACCATAGACGAGTTCGTGGATATTTTTAATAATTGGTTGCAGGACCATATAGTCGCTGGAACTATGAATGAAGGCGTCAACGCCCATATAACTACTAGGTGGGGAGGGAATAAGTTTAATATAAACTTGGAGGAATACCCTGGTACTTGGACGCTACACCGGCACTGGTTAAAGGGTCCTCGCCATTATATAGAGATGCTAGGTTTCAACCCTGAGGGTAACGGTCTCCCTTCGGAAACTGTTTATGCCAATGCAATGGCTCCTCATGGAATGGAGGTAGAGCCGGACAATTTCAGGTCTCCTCTGGATCCAATTACAATTCGCGCCTTCCAAGGTGCAACGAATGGCACTCTGGAGCTTGAATTCGCAGATGGCACCTATGTTGACAACACCGACGACATGCCAGATTTTTTGACTTACAACTTGGACGGTTTTACTGGAACTGGATGGGGGGTTCTCCAAATAAAAAAATCCCTTGTTATGGCAAAGAAAACCAGCAACACCACATTTAATCCAGTCAGGACAATCCCGGAACTAAGTAAGATAGCGGGGGAAAAATTCGGTGCCTATGCAAATTTCCTTGATTCGGGAGGGTTTGGGGATGTTCGGTATGGAGAGGGTGACGAATTAAATGTAAAACAAGTTGTTATGCTTGAGGGGAAATTAAAAAACCTGATGGCTAAGATGCTGGCAACAACGGACGTTGATGCTCATAACGAGGCAGATATGGACATGGGGACCGTTTGGGGTTCTCACATGGGAGCAGCCATACCCTATTCTTTAATGGACACACCGTTTGAAGATTCGGTTTCAGGTTTTGATTTGGCTGGAAACCAAATCATCGTTGTTATTGATGAGCCAACCACATTCGAGGATTTGTTCCTAGCGGATATTACACTTCGTGGTGCCTACTTTATTTTTCGTAAGGGGACCATAAGGCTAATAGCACCACAAACGCCAGTTGTATCATTGAAAACGCATGACCTAACGGAAGCCAACAAAGCAGCACCAACCGGAGAGGTTGATCCTAATAGGACTCCAACGCAGGTCACGAATGAGTTTTTAAGGAATGTTTTCAAGCTACACTACAAAAGGGATTTAACACAGGACGGAAAATATTTAGAAAAGAAAACCTTCCAATTCCAATCATCGATTGACGACTATGGAGAGGCAAAGGCGATAACGATTAAGGCAAGGAATAGTTACGCTGGGCCTTCGTTCGGTGATGCAACAGAGCAATTGGCAATAAATGTTGTGGCAGTTATGCTACCGACTTGGGGCAAGCCAATGCGGAGACTGAGGAGAACCGTGGACATGTCTCTCTATCTGGACATGGCTCCTGGAGATATAGCGTTGGTAACGGACACCTTTGCTAGAAATCCAGACGATGGGACGAGAGGAATAACGTCAAAGCCTGCCCTTATTCTCGGACATAGTTTTTCCGTAACTTCTGGAATGATGGGGGAAGTGGACCTCCTGATTGGCGCCATAGACGACACGGTGGCTTATGCGCCTACGGCAAAGATAGACGATGCGCAAGCCAACTCTGGATATACTTCCGGCACTCCATCGATAACAGTGGACGCCCATGAGTTTTCTTTGGACGCCGAACCCGCGGATGCGTCCCACTTTGAAGTTGACGACCTTATAAGGATTGAGGAGATAAGCCCGTCCAATCCAGCCAGTACAACAGCATGGGAAAGAACAGTAGCCGGTGTTTCTGGAAATATTATAACCTTGAATACCACATTGAGTTCACCGGCATGGGACACCGCGAAGGAATACAATGTTTACTCCCAGGATTATGCGTCGGCGGTAGCAACACAGAAAGCGGATTGTTATCAAGCCGACGATGGAGACCATAGAGTGGTCGATACTCGCAACCCTTACACCTACGGGATATTCAATGAAGGGGACACCCTTACTGGCCCTCTAGCCAGCACGTTGCCAGAGAAACACGCCAACTCCTGGTTTGGTGATGGGAACCCCTTAACGGTTGTGGCCCATAGCAATTTGGCGAAGATGGTAAATAATCTAGTCGGGTACAAGTGCGCCACAAAGGGAACGGAGATGATCCCCACTGGAACTGCTATCACCGGACCAACTGCGGCAACATACAAGGTTTATCAAGTGTTCCCTGTTTATCTAGGTGTTGGTCCACATTCATCGGAGGGTGGCAGGCTTATAAGGATTTCTCCTTTCATGAAAGCATCGGGCGCGTCTGGTGTTTCCATGAGGGTTACAATATCAAAGATTCCTCCGCACGTTGACCCTGACGTGGCGGCTCCTGCGACAACCGATACGGCATTCGAGTTACCTTTTTCTCAGGCAGAGTTTACAACCTCTTCCACGAGTTACGCGGAAATTACCGCACAGACCGTTCCCGCAATCTATAACACTGGTGATGGAATTGCCTATATCACTATAGAACTAAAAGGGTCCGGGTCCCATGCAACGATATACTGGGGGCTTAGTAGATTTGAAGTGCTCCCACCCGGAGGAGAATAATGGCCACCTATCTAGCAGACCAAAGCATTCCCCCAAGAATCCATCATGAGGGTTTTGTTCGTAACGGGAAAGCACCCGATGGTCGATATATGCAGTCGGTTGTAAGAGGTACGAACCATATAGCTGCTTTTAGGAAAAAGTGTTTTTATACTTATGGGCGTGACCTAAACTCTTTGGTTGCTGGAATATCTGCGGGCAGAACATTTGGAGTAGGGTACAACTGGAACGGATATAATACATCCAGACTGGAATTCCAAGTTGGTCTTATGCGGGTTGTTGCGGCAAGCTACACCGAGAATTGCCGTGTAAAGATAGTGGTAACAAGGATAAGTGATACCAGTACCCAGACCATTTATTTTTATGACTTAATGTTTGCGGCAGGGCATTCGGTCGACACGCCTGAAAAAATAACTTGGATGAAAAAGGGCGTCAACGTAAATGCCAACGAGGCATACTCCATTGAAATCGTGGAAGAAAATTACGCTCGGTGCGTAGCGGTTTGTGCATTCGAGGTTGGTGGAAATCCAGTTGATGATACGGATACTGGAATCGTTAAACAAACCATAGGTGGGACGGGTGCCCCTATACTTGACGCGGACCAACAGGATATAATAGAGGCGCAGACAAACCTTTGGAAAAGAAATGGGAGCGTTTTAGCATGGTGGTCTTTGGACACGGATCCTTATCAGATGGCGGCAACGACCTACACCAACTTGATAGACCGTTCGACTACGACAACTGTGGGCGCGGCAACTCCGGGAATAACGCTGGATTTACGATACCATGCCGTGAAATCCCAAACTACTGTTCCTGTCCGGCTTGCAGCACTGGCACAGCGAACCAGTGGGACAGGTTCGACGGCGGACAATAGGGTAAGGTTTTCAAATGGGTCGGACCTTATTGAACTTACAGGAATTGGAAACACCAAGCAATGGTACACCGTTGATGGTACGTTACCCGTTGGGGCTGCTGCCGATAAATACGATTTTCAGGTTAGAACTTCGGGGGACACCATAAAGTTTTACGGTGTCACCGTTTTAAGTTATGAGTGAGGAATTCCCACATACTCCAGCACCCGGAAGTATAGGAAACGTTTTGGAGCACCGTGTAAATTCCATAGAATTAAAATATTCGGACATAAAAAAAATGGTCGTTAACAACCGAGAGGCCATGATTGACCTTGTTGGGAGTAGTGGAAAGAACGGGCGTATAGGATTCATAACAAACCAGTTGGAAGAAATATCAACCGAGGTACAGGAGATACATAGAATCATGGAAAACCAGCGGACCTTTATCTGGAAAATTTGTTTGGCTATGCTAGCAACCTCGGGAGCTGGAGCAGGATTGGCGCAGGTCCTAATGGCCGCGATGGGAACCTGATTTGTGGAATCTAAATAAAATTTGCCAACTGCTTCGGAAAAAGGAAATTGAGGTAGTACCGTTCGATGGTGGGTTGATTGGTATTCCAGTTGGATTAAAGGAAAGGGACGAAGTTTATGGTGAACCATCTGTTTCCGTTGGAGCCGACAACAGGTTCAAGGTTTCTAGGAAGTTTGGAAAAAACCTTGGAACGGTTCCTGCTGAAAGGTTTCCTAATTATTTTCGTCGCCTTTATATGCACCGATTGGTTGCTCCGTACTTTGTGGAAGCAATGCGTCGGGCTCATATCAACTGCCCCGATTGGAAACCAAAAAGGATAGGGTGTTTCAATCCAAGAAGGATGAGGCATAGCAAAGATCCACGCGTTCCGTTCTCGGACCATACCTATGGGATAGCGTTCGATATTGACCCATCAGAAAATAGAGCATGGAGCCGAAGGAAGTATAAGGATAGACCGATGCCCTTTACTAAGGGTTGGAAAGAATATAGCAGCCTACCCGCTGGCGTGGTGATGGCTTTTGAAAGTGTAGGTTTTGAATGGGGCGGCAGATGGAAAACATTTTGCGATCCTATGCACTTCTCTTTAAGAAAGGTAAAGTAATGGCACAAGCAAGGAAACCTGGGTACCGTACTTCGGAGTTTTGGTTAAGTCTTTGCGCTTTAATTTTAGGCGCATTGATAGCAAGCGGGTATGTTGGAGACGAATCGACCGCAGGCAAGGTTATGGCCTTTGCTGCCAGTGCGTTCACTGCTCTTGGATATAATATTTCCAGAGGCATGACCAAAAAGGCAGAGGCACTAACAAGTGCCATTTCTACCCAAGACCCCAAGTAGCCCTTGACGATATAAGCGATAAGGTTGAGGGCTCCTTAGTCGCGGCAACGGATCTCCCCGAGAACACCAGTAGCCTAAATCTCACCGGGTTTATAAAAGGAGACAGGAAGAGATTCCTGACTGGTGCCCTCGCGGAATATTCACACCATTTTACCGACAAGGACGCCGCATTCCTAAGCGCATCCATTGCCATGGAGTCCGAACCTGATAGGTCCAGGCTTGTTTATGAATTCCTTGCAGGAGTGAAATTTACTTTCTGAATTGTTTAGGCTAGTATAGTACAAGTGCCAAACAATGGAGATAACATGGAGCCGAATGCAGCGGAATGGGTAGATATTGAGGACCTGGTTCCTTGGACAGAGAATCCGAGGGACAATGACCACGCAGTGGATGAAGTTGCCAAGAGCCTTGAACGATTTGGCTGGGGTGCCGTTATCATCGCTCGCCGTGAGAATGGGAGGGTTATTGCTGGGCATACAAGGCTTAAGGCAGCAATCAAACTTGGGCATGAGAAGGTTCCTGTTAGGTTTGTGGACATCACGGAACATGAATCGAGGGCATTGGCTTTAGCGGATAATCGATTGGGTGAACTTGCCAACTGGTCACAGGATCTATCCAAAATCCTATCGGAATTAGATAAGGACGAGGTGAACTTGGACGGACTGGGTTGGTCCCTTGTTGAGTTGGAAAAGCTCATGGTGGAGAATGAACCGGCAGCCCAATTTGAGGAATTCAATGAGGACATAGGAACGGACCATAGATGCCCAAAGTGTAACTATGAGTGGTCTGGAGCCTCCTCATGATTGCCAACAACCCAAGAGTCCCTAGAATTGCCAAGGACTTTTTCAGAAAAGAGGTCGAGGACCTTCGTAAGATGATAAGCAGGCAGGATGACGAAATATCCATGGCCCTTCTTCGGAGATCCAAGCTTGTTCATAAAATGCAGAAACTGAAACAGGATTTCCAAGTGGACATGCGGGACCCATCCAGAGAGGAAGAGGTCTTAAAAAGGGTGGATGCTGGATTATACGGCGAAGAGGTAGCCCGTAAGATTTGGACAGTTCTTTTCGAGCATTCTAGGTTTGATGAACCAGAGGGATAATGGAGAAACCTCCATATAGAATTCCAGACATGAAGGAAATAGCGGCGATCCCATGGAATGGGATAAACGTGGTTTCCACGTTTTCGGGATGCGGTGGATCGTGCTTGGGATACAGGATTGCGGGATGCAAGGTTGTATGGGCCTCTGAATTTGTTCCAGCCGCGGCAGAGGTTTATAAATTGAATCACCCAAATTCCCATTTGGACACTAGGGACATTAGGGAAGTAGAGGCTTCCGATATTTTACGGGATGCAGGTATCCCAAAAGGTTCTGTGGATATTTTAGACGGAAGTCCTCCGTGCTCTTCCTTTAGCTTGGCTTCCGCAGGAAAGAGAACAAAGGATTGGGGAAAAGTAAAAAAGTATAGCGACACCAAACAGAGGACGGATGACCTTTTTTTCGAGTACACCCGAATCCTTGACGGGTTGCAACCCCGTGCCTTCGTAGCCGAAAACGTTCCTGCCCTTATAAGAGGAAAAGCCAAAGGATATTTTAAGCAGATAATTGGAGAGTTGAAAGATTGCGGTTACAAGGTTTCCGCAGCGATTATAAATGCTGGAAGACTAGGAGTTCCACAGGCTCGCCAAAGATTGATTTTTGTAGGGTTTAGGAATGATTTGGGGTTGAGCCCAGTTTTTCCACGTCCCGATAGCTGGGGTTATACGATAGGAGAATCCTTGAAGGGCCTTGATACCTCTGTCCAGTGCATTCGGTTTACCGGAAGAGGATGGGGAGTCGGCGCTCCTATTTATACGCCAAGTTTCCAGTCACCAACCGTTACCACTATGGGATTTTTTAGCGATGTTTACAAAGTGGATCGTCCAAGTTCCATTAACTGCTTTTCGGAAAATCAGAAAAACTCCGATAGGCTAACCATACATGAATTAAAAAGGCTCTGTTCCTTTCCAGATGATTTTGAGCTTTCCGGTTCATATGAGCAGAGATGGGAAAGGCTTGGGCGCGCCGTACCTCCAATGATGATGAGTCGGATAGCCTCAACCATTGCGGAGAAATTAAATGCCAAGCGATGACCATCTAACGGAAGGAATAAGGAGAGTCCTTATCGAGGAAGTGGAGAAGATAGATGGAAGGATTGCCGTTCTTCTATCTGGTGGAGTTGATTCCCATACACTGCTTGGTGCAGCAATAGCAGCAAAAAAAAATCCTCTTTGCCTTACATTTGCCTTAGAGGGTGTCAACTCAATGGACCAAAGGGAGGCAAGGAGGACCGCAAAGGCCTGTGGTCTGGAGTGCCGGGTTACCATCCTTCCTCGATCCATAGATATTTTACAAGAGGACGTTTCGGAATTAGTAAAGGTGTTTGGTCTTAGGAAAAAATCCGACATTGAATGCTCATGGCCCATAGTTAGGACAATTAGAGAATTGGAACCAGGGTTTACCGTACTCATTGGGTACAATGCGGAGAGATACTTTGCTCTTGGTAGGAAGAGGGAGATAACCTACAGGGACCAAGTTGACCCCGAACCAATAAATCTTTTCAGGAGAGAAGAATTCCTAAAGGGTTCCCCTCAAATAAGATGCGTTAGGAAAGTTGCCGCATCTAAGGAATGCCAAATAAGCGTTCCATACAGGGACCGATCTCCGGACCTTCTGGACCTATTTAACGGGTTCAACTTCAAGGACTTGAATTCCCCAAAACAGAAAAAACATGCGCGCCTTGCATTCAAGAAGGAAATCCCAAGAATTGTAAACCTACTCCCACATACAAACCTTCAGCTTGGTGACTCAGGTATAGCCAAACATTTCCGTTCGTTAATAGATACGAATTGGAACGTTGGAGGGTGGAGGTCACCAGTTGGAATTTATAACGCATTGGCAAACAACAGGATAGGAGTGGAGCAATGAACCAAGACATGGTTATCCCTGATGGAAAATGGGAATTCAATGATGAGGTCACAAAGGTTTTCGACGACATGTTAAAACGCTCCATTCCTCAATACGAGGTAATGAGGGAAGCAGTTACGGATTTGGCCCAACAGTATGCGGTACCACAAACCGATATAGTTGACCTTGGGTGTTCCAGAGGAGAAGGAATTTCCAGACTGATAGATTACCTTCCATTCAACACCTTTGTTGGCGTTGAGATTTCCGAGCCAATGAGGAAATCCTGTATAGATAGGTTTTCCGATAGAT